TGATTAGTAACTGTAAAAATTAAGGACATACTTTGGAATACAACCATATCATGATTGACCTAGAAACCCTGGGCACTCGTCCGGGGGATACTATTCTCTCTATTGGTGCTGTGTGGTTTACACCAGAAGGAGAAGAAAAATCTACGTTTTACTGCACTATCAATCAAGAATCGAGTAGAGTAGCGGGGTTTCGCGCGCAAAAAAGTACTATTGAATGGTGGCAGAAACAAAGTCCAGAAGCACGCGCCGCTGCATTCAAAGGTGAGCTTAGTGTCGAATCTGCATTAAAGCAGTTTGCAATGTGGCTACCTCCAGGTGAGAGCAATCTTATTTACGGTAACGGTGCAAACTTTGACAACACGCTACTAGCGGCAGCGTACCGGGCTGTGAAGCAAGATGTTCCTTGGAAATTCTGGAACGACAGATGCTACCGTACAATTTCTGCTATGTTTCAAACTGCACGGGTCGAGCGTGTAGGCACTTATCATAATGCACTAGACGATGCGCGTACACAAGTTCAGAGACTTGCTAATATGGTTAAAGAGCGGGGGTTTGTGTTGAAATGAGCGTAATATCAAACTATGCAAATAATAGATAATAAAGCTCTACTAATTAAAACGCGCAACCCTGAGCGAATTACAAGTACTATTCCTAAGTCGCGTGTAGTAGAGACGCGGGGTGATGTGTCAGCGGTGCTTGTATGGTGGGGGCTAGAAGAAACTCAGGTACTAAAAAACCTAGGATTTAAGCCACCTTCACCTATTATCGGCAAGTACTCATGGCCGGGTATGTTTAAGCCGTTTGACCATCAACGGGAAACAGCAGCGTTTCTTAGTTTACATAGAAGAGCATATTGCTTTAACGACCCTGGTACGGGTAAAACAGCATCTATTGCGTGGGCTTCAGACTACCTTATCAACCTTGGCTACATCAAGCGAGTTCTGATAATCTGCCCTTTGTCTATCATGTCGGCTGCATGGCGGGCAGATTTATTTAAGGTACTCATGCACCGTAGGGTGGACATAGCACACGGCACAAGGTCTAAAAGAATCAAAGTTATCGAAAGTGACGCAGAATACGTTGTTATTAATTTTGATGGAGTTGAGACAGTAATAGAAGAAATTAAAAATGGAGGCTTTGATCTAGTAGTCATTGACGAAGCAAACGCTGTAAAAACAGTCACTACTAAACGATGGAAAGCAATTAACTCTATTCTGAAACCAGAAACATGGCTGTGGATGGCTACAGGCACCCCCGCGTCACAGGCACCTACGGACGCATACGGGCTGGCGAAGATGATGAACCCATCTTCGGTGCCACCCTACTTCTACTCTTTCCGCGACATGACTATGTGGAAAGTCACGCAGTTCCGATGGGTGCCAAAGAAGAACGCCGCAGAGACGGTTAATAAAGTTCTCCAACCCGCAATCCGCTATACGAAAGAAGAATGTCTGGATTTACCTGAACTACTCTACACCACGCGCGAGGCGCCATTAACTGCACAACAAAACCAATACTATTTAGCGCTTAAAGAACAGTTCATGATGCAAGCTTCCGGGGAGACAGTAACTAGCGTCAATGCAGCGACCAACATTAACAAGCTTCTACAAGTATCGGCTGGAGCAGTATATACTGATGACGGAAACGTGCTTGAGTTCGATATAAAAAATCGGTATGCTGTACTTATTGAAGCTATAGAGGAAAGCACACATAAAATCCTCGTCTTTGTGCCTTACAAGCACACCATCGATGTTCTATACGATAAGCTAACTAAAGATGGGTATAGCGTAGACATAATTAGTGGAGACGTATCTGCGAATAAAAGAACACAAATTTTTAATCAGTTTCAGACGACTCCCTCACCGCGCATTCTTCTCATCCAACCGGCCGCAGCTTCGCACGGGGTCACACTACATGCAGCGAACACTGTGGTGTGGTGGGGGCCTGTAACCAGTAACGAGATATGGCACCAAGCTAACGCCCGTGTTCACCGTACTGGGCAAAGAAACCCGTGCCTTGTGGTACGGCTCTGTGGTTCAAGTGTGGAGAAAAAGCTATATGAAGCATTAGATAGCAAAACTGATGACATGAATAACCTACTTAATCTTTACAAAGAGGAACTTGAAACATGAGCGATGGGCGCCTTATTCCGCACGCACTTTGGCATCGTCAACTAGATATCATTATTACACTTGAAAAAGTAGCCAAACTTGATCCTTCCGCACGGCAAGCGTGGAAAGAGGCTGATACTGAACTACTCTATCGTCTAGAAGAATCAGATAGCGCCCAGCTATCACTAGATTTCGATGGGCCGCTTGACTTGGCTGAAGTTTCTTCGTAAACTCCCCACCCCTCTCCCCTGGAGCAGCTATGAGTGAGACGACTCTTACAGAAAAGATGGTGCAGGTTTACATTAAAATTCGCGACCAACGAGCAGTACTTAAAGCGCAGTTTGAAGAGAATGATAAGATTCTGCGCGATCAACTTGATGCACTAGAATCTGAGCTTCTTGAAGTCTGCAAGAAAGCCGGCGCGGATAGTATTCGCACTAAGAACGGCACTATTATACGTAGTGTTAAGACACAATACTGGACTTCCGATTGGGAGAATATGCACAAGTTCATACTTGAGAACCAAGCGCCAGAATTACTGGAACGCCGCATTAGTCAGTCCACAATGAAGGAGTTTTTAGCGAACAATCCTGACAAGATTCCTCCCGGCCTCAATGCCGATTCCCGCTACACTGTGACTATTCGCCGCGCAAGTAACATCTAAGGAGCAACAATGTCCAATCTGACTCTTTTTGCTAATGGTAATACTCTCCCAGCTCATCTACAACAAGGTGAACTTGATCCCGTCACACGTGCGTTGATGGGCAATAACAGCAAGCGTATCTCGATTAAGTCTGGTGTGTTTCGCATGATCGTTGGCGGACAAGAAGTCGCAGTCAACGAAGATCGTGCGATGAACGTGGTAATCGTTCGCGCTTCTGAACACACATCGCGTATGTTCTACGCTAGCAAGTTCAAGGACGGAGAAAATGTTAAGCCTTCATGCTGGTCAGAAGATAGCAAGGTGCCCCATCCTAGCGTAAAAAACCCGCAAGCCAGCGCGTGCGCTACCTGTCCGCAGAACATTAAGGGTAGTGGTGACAACGACTCACGCGCGTGCAGGTTCCAACGTCGAATCGCAGTGGTGCTTGAGAACGACATTAGGGGTGACATTTATGGTATGTCTATCCCTGCTACGTCCTTGTTTGGCACTGGTGAAGGACGAAAGATGCCGTTGCAACAGTATGCACGCTTTATCGGTGGGCATGGTATTGGTATCAACGCTGTCGTTACTGAAATGCGGTTCGATACCAATTCGACGGCGCCGAAGTTGACGTTTAGCGCCGTGCGTCCGCTGACTAGCGAAGAATGGGAGACCGTGCGTAACCGCATGGATGATCCCGCTGCTGTGGATGCTTGCACCATGACGGTCGCGCAGATGGACGACTCGCCGGAAACCCCCGCTGTTGAATCCGAGCCTGCCCCCGCACCAGCCCCCGCACCGGCCAAGCCTACGGGGTTCAAAGTGTCCGCTGCCACCGTCCCGCCGCCTGCCGCCAAGCCTCAACCCAAGGCCACGCCCAAGGCCACACCGGCCCCTGTGGCAGCCCAAGAAGAACCCACCGAGCCCCAGGTGAGGACCGCACCGGCCAAGCCTTCTGCTGTCAATGTTTCCTCGATTCTGGAGCAGTGGGGCGAGGACGTTGACGACTGAGTAGTACGCAGCCCCGGTGGAAGCCGGGGCTTTTTATTCAACTACTCATGAGCTATACGCCTAAAATTAAGGCGCTAAATGCTAGCGCTGATGATAATAAATTAGGCGTCCGATTAGGACGCCTTTGCATTGCTGCGTCTATACCAGTAGCAATTGTATGCAGAGAATTAGACGTAAGTAAAGCAGCAATCTATAGGTGGTTCGCTGGGCGCGTTGAAATAAACAAACATCTTCGCCCAAAAGTTGAAGCGTACTACAGTCGGCTCTCACTAACTACGGCACCGGGATGTCGAGAATAGAATTCTTAACTGCGGCATTACCGCCAGGAACGCGATATTCGCTACGTCTAATTAAGAAAGTCCAAGGAGAAGAAGATGCAGTAAAAAATAGGTTGTTTGATACTATCGAAGAACTGGACCGTGCTACTGAGGCGTTTCTAGCTGATAGCTGGAATGTATATTATGCGACGGCTGGGTTTGGTGCGCTTAATAATGCTAAATTAGCAAACGCTGTAGCCAAGCGAGAGTTCTATGTAGATATTGACTGTGGCGATAAAAAGCCATATGCAGATAAGGCACTAGGATTAATCGCCTTAAGAGACTTCACTAAGAAAGCGCGTCTCCCTAGGCCCACGATTGTAGATTCTGGAAACGGTATCCACGCACACTGGTTGCTGACTGAAGCAATACCTGTGCATGAATGGAAAGAAGTCGCAGAAGCACTCAAAGAACGCTGCATAGAATTTGGGTTCGCAGTTGATAGTGCATGTACTTCTGACGTAGTACGTGTTCTACGCGTTCCTGGTACTATAAACTTTAAAGGTGGTAATGAAGTTCAACTTCTTACACCTATTGTTCAATACAAATTTGAAAGCATTAAAAGCGCTATTGGGGTGGCGCAAGGTAGTATCTTTACGCAAGCCAGAGCTTTAACTAAGTCGGCAGACGATAGTGAAGTAGTACGTATATTTGATAAAAATAAAGTATCTAAGTTTGAGACAATATGGCTACGCTCGTCTAAGGGAGTAGGTTGCGCGCAAATTCAGTTTGCCATAGACAACGCAGATACGATCCCCGAACCCATGTGGCGCGGGGTTCTGTCGATTGCGCAATTCTGTGAAGATAGAGATTGGGCTATACACGAGGTTTCTAAAAACCACGCTGAGTATAACCCAGAAAAAACAGAAGCCAAGGCATCACGTATTCAGGGGCCGTATACTTGCGAGACGTTTCAAAGCTTAAACAACCCCAGCCTGTGTGCGTCGTGCCCGCACATTGGTAAAATCAAATCACCAATCCAGCTTGGTGTAGAGGTACAAGAAGCAACTCCTGAAGATAACGAACTATACGTCAAGCAGGGTGATGTAGATACAGTATATGAAATTCCGAAGTATCCTTGGCCGTTTTTCCGTGGAAAGCACGGTGGTATCTACATAAAAGTAGTGCAAGAAGATGAGGATGGTAATAAAGTTAAGACTGACGAAATGGTCTACTGCCATGACCTTTACGTATTTGATCGTCAGCGAGACTGTGAATTAGGTGATGTTGTTTGGGTACGGCATCACATGCCTAGCGACGGTGTGCGGGAATTTGTCATCTCACAAGTAGATATAGGAGCAAAAGATAGGCTACGGGATGCAATTAGCAAAGAAGGCGTAACTGCGTTTACAACTAAACAGCTTACTAACCTGCAAGCATTTTTTGCAAAGCAAATTGAAGAATTACAAAGTAAAACTAAGGCTTCTAATATGCACACTAGATTCGGATGGACTTCATACGGTACGTTCGTTCTTGGTGAGCGTGAGTACACACCAGAAGGTGTTAAGCGAGCCCCAGTAGCCAGTATCGTAAGTCAGTACGCAGAATGGTTTACTCCGCGTGGAACTCTTGAAAATTGGAAGCGCGTTGCAGAAGCATACAACCAAGAAGCGTTTGATATGCACGCGGTTGGTGTACTGGCTGGGTTCGGCTCGGTGCTTATGGCTATGTCACCGGAGAACGGTGGAGTTATTAACTACTATAGCAAGGCCAGTGGTACCGGCAAGACGACAATTTTACGGATGGCTAACAGCATCTTTGGTGATCCTGTAGGGCTTATGAGCGACGCTCGGGATACCAAGTTGTCTAAAGTTCACCGCATGGGGGTGTTGAACGGCATAGTGTGCTGCATAGATGAAATGACAAATATTACCCCGGAAGAAAGCTCTGATCTGCTATATGGCAGCACACAGGGTAGGGGTAGAAACCGTATGCAGTCCGGTACAAACGCGGAGCGTGTTAACCGCGTTACATGGAAACTTATCAGTTTATGGTCTTC